TACTATCTGTAGAATCAACTGCAATCAAGGCACCTGTTTGACCTGTTTCTGCATTTGAAGAAGCTGCTTTAACCTGGAATGTTGAAGAATCTTCTTTTGTAATTGTTAATGTTTCGCCATCAACAAATGAACCTGTAATACTTTCTATATGAAAATGGTCTGTTGAGATATTTGTTCTAAAGACCGTTGCACTTGCACCACCAGCACCTGAAATTGTAGCAGTACCAACACCTTGTGTACCAATCATATCTTGTACATCTGATTCTGTAGCAGCACCTATAAATTGTGTTGAGTCATATTTCAACATCTTACCACGAGATATTACTGAAACAGGAGTTTCACTCGCTAATGTACCTGTCGCTTCAGCACCTTTTTCACCATAAGCAGATGAACAGTTTAAACCTCTAATAAATCCGCCTGATTCAGCGTAGAATGATTTATCACAATAGTATGTGAAAATAGAAACCATTTCACCACGACCGCCAGCTAATGCATGAACACCACGACCATCGGAGTTAATTTGTGTAAAGTCATTTCCAAGAATTGATTTGTTACCGGCACTATGTAAAGAACCGTCAATTTGAATACCTGTTGCACCAGCATTTAAAGATGAACAGTTTTGTACATAAGGCGAAGCAGTTGTAATTGAACCACTAGGGTCTAATGATACTACAGCAGCTTTACCTGTATGACCACCTGTAGGTGTTCCTGTTAATCCTTTCATGGTCATTTGAACAAGGTTAGTATTATTGTTCATTAACCACATGTTAGAAGCATTATTATTTTCTAACGCTGTAACTGTTAATGTCAAACTTCCTGAACCACCTGCGCCAACTTGACCAGTTGTAAATGAAAGTGTATCATTTACTGCGAATAAAGCACCACCATTATGAACTGCAACAGCTGATACTGCGTTTGATGAAACTGTAAATGTGAAACTTGCACCAATACCATTTCCTGAAGTAGAACCAGCAACTTTAGCTGTGTAAGTACCGTCAGTTGCACTAGAAATTGTTGATGAAACTGAAACTGTTTTAATTTGTGTACCTGTTGATGTAGCAGGTCTTACCTCTGTACCTCTTAAAGATTCACCTTGAACTGTAACACCAGCAGGTATTCTTAAAGGTAAATTTTCTCTGTAAACTCCGTTTTTAACATAAACAACATCACCAACTGAAGCTGATACAACATTGATAGTTATGTTTGACATACCACCACCTTGTACCGTACTTCCGTCTGTACCAATATTTCCGAATGTTACTGTATCGCCAGCTGCATGTCCTGAACCACCATCAATAACTGTAATTGTAGGTGTTGATGAACCATCTAATACTGCTCTTATTTTTGCACTTGCACCTGAACCGTCTGTAGCAGTTTGGTCTAGGTCATATGTTCCTGGAACACCACCTGTACCACCAGATGTTGAATCAAAAGTAAGAATGTCACCAGATGTTGCCTGACTTAAAGCATATTTAATTGTTAAGTAAGGTAAAAATATTGTACCTGGATTTGAGTCTGAACCTTGGTTAGAAACATATTTAACATTTGCACCGTCAGCAGCACCCCAAACAGGTTCTAATCCTGCTGTTGTTAATACTGAACCTGGCGCACCAATAGGCAATCTTGTTGCCTGTGATGAATCTTGAAATAATATATCACCTCTTGTAGTTAATACAGCACCTGTATCACCTTGAGCAATTAACTGCCAAACTGTACCGTCTGAACCAGGCGTAACATTTTGTTGCCTGTCTTTTAACATTACATAAGAAGATGAAACATATCTAACAACTTCACCAATTAAATATGATGTTGCTGAACTATATGTACCTTTGTAACTAAATCCTTTTCCTATTAATTCCCAATAAGATGTGTTTGTTGCACCTGAAGCTTGAACTGCTGGATATTGATTGGTATGATTTGCTTGAGCAACATATGTGTTACCACCATATCTTACCACTTCACCAGTTTTGTAAGTATTGCCATGAGTATAATCACCGACAACCGTAAAGCCTGTAGTAATTACATCCCAATATGAGTTATCTGTTGGTGTATTACCTGAAGCTTCTTCAGCGTTTACATAAATGTAAGTGTAACCGCCGTATGAAACAATGTCTCCAGTTTTGTAAACCGTTGAGGCATTATAAGTGTCTTTCCATTCTTGTCCTTCTACAAATGCTGAAAATTTTGCTTGGTCAAATGCGTCTTCATTTGCGCCAGATGTGTGAGCTGTTGTAACTTTGTATTGAGTACCACCAAATTTAACTACATCATTAACTTTATAGTAAGTTGTAGCTGCCCAATCACCTTTATAATCAACTTGGTCTTGATGTAATTCAAATTTAGAGTCATCTAAAACCGTTGATGATGATGTGTGAGCTGTTGTAACACGGTATAATCTTTGACCGTATTTGACTAAATCATTTAATTTATACCATGTAGCATTGGCATATGTGCCTTTGAAAAATAATGATTCTCCTTGAAGAGACCAGTAATCTGTATATGTTCCAGGACTTGTGTAAAATAAGTTTTCGTTATTTGGTGATGTGTGATTTTGAATACACACATAAGAATTACCACCGTATTTAATAACATCATCTATCAAGAAGGCAGTTGATGTAGCCCAATTACCTCTCCATTTAAATTTAATTCGTCCTAGTTTAAAATCTGCCATTGTTTACCTAACTGTTTGGATCCCTCAATACTTTTGTTTTATCTTGCATAATCCATCCTACTTTAACACCACCAGAGTTATCTTCTCCTAAATCAACAGCTTCGTATCCGTCAATTACTGTTACGCCGTCATCTTTTTGATATGGTTGAATGATAGGTTGACCGTCTATACCAGATTCATTGCCGTAAACTTCGTTTTCTTCCCAACATACAATCGCCTCAACAACACCTCCTGTTGAATTACTATCTGCTGGGTCTAATTTTACTATTGCTTTAAGTCTTGCCATTGTCTACCTTTTTGATATTACTATTTATACGACTTTAACACTAAGCTGTCCAAGTTGTTGTAACAACCGGATATGTACCGGCTTCAGCCGTACTAAAATCATCACTTGTTAGCGCTGTCGCACCTCTACTTCTATTCTCCCTTTTTACAAAATAACCATCACTATCAATAAAATATGTTGCGTCACCTTCTTCCATAACATACTGGTGGTAAAAATCACTAGTGTTGTTTTTGTATTGTCTATCAATATATCCTACTGCCACTTGTGAACCACTAAATGGTGCTATTTTAAATGTTACAACTCCTGAAGCGTATGTCCATATTTCATCAATCTCTTGTTTTGTACCATTTAGAAAAACAGCAATTCTTGTACCATCTAAAACTGGAACTGTTAATGTGAAAGTTGATGTTGAACCATCACCTGTAAATATTTGTGTTGCGCCTGATTGTAATTTAGTTGTTTCTTCAGTATAATCATTTTTTGATGGTAATTGTGGATTACCGTTTTTATCTGTAGGTGAGCCACCATCAAAATCAATTGTTGATGTTTCATCTTTATCTATTTTTGTGTAATATAAAAGTCCTTCAGCTGTTCTTCGTAACGCATGAAAGCCCTCTTTACTTTGTACACCTTCAGGTACTACTTGTCCTACTACAGCCATTAACTAATCTCCAATATACTTACATATGCCTCTACATCTACAGATGAACTATCTGGATTCGGGTCGGCATATATTCTAATTTTATCATTGTTTTCTAAATTGATAGGTTTATCCATAATTAATGTATTGTTAGCAGATACATTTAAACTTCTACCCACATGTCTAAATGTAGAGCCACCGTCTATCGTAACTTTAATATTTACTTTAGCTGCATTTGTAGAACTTAAATTTGAAATATAAACTGCGTGAATAACGGCAGTAACACCAGAGCCCGAAGCTGTGTAAATATCACCTGTGCTATCATCTAATACGCCTACATCAAGACCTGCATTTTTAAATGTACTAGCCACTATTATCCTCCAAATACTATACTAAAAGCAAGATTATCACCTTCAGTTGCTAAAACACCTGATTGATTAGGTAAAGAAACTGTATTATCGGCAGTTGGCTCAACAGCAGTCAATGTTGTTTCATAAGCATTTGATAAATTACCTTCAAATATTAAATTAGCACCTTGGTCAAGTAAAATATCTTGTGTTGTTGAAGCACCATTTGTTGTAACACTTGCTAATGTTACTGAACCTGCACCACCAACTTCTTTAACGGTACCACCACTTGTTTTTGTATAAAACTTTCCGTCTGTAACATTTAACGCCAATTCACCGACTTCTAATGAGCCAGATGATGGTACTTGTAAAGCGGTTTCAGACCGTTTTGGTTTAATTACCGTTGCCATTATCTATTCTTATTTCTTGCTCTAAACTTAATTTTATTAATTAATTTTTGTTTTGTTAATCGTCTGTCTAATTCAATACCCATTTTACGACCAATTAACTCTAATTCTTTTTTTGTTTTTTTTGTTAAATCTTTAATCATTATATCTTTTGATTTAACTTCTTTTGTTAACTTCAAAGGTTTCATGTAAGGTTTAGTAATCCAATTTTTA